GCGAGTCTGTCCATTGGCATTTCTTTGCGTAACGTCTGAATCATTGTAAAGTTTTTTAAAGTTATCTCCTCCTTTATCTAAAGCGTTTGATGTTGATCCCATCATACACTTACCTATAATCCTTGAACCTAGTCTTAAACAAGTTCTTGTAACCCTCCAGTTATTTAATATATTGGTTGGTCTTTCCCACTTTCCACTTTCATCGTGTACTAGTAGTTTTAGTTTCTCTCCGTCATAGGAGTTGTCCCCTGTGTTCTTCCAGTCGATGGTCGTGTCAAGTCCTGTGATCTCTTGTAGCTTCTCGTTTGAGTCGAGTTTTCGCCTCGTGAACTTTGAAGCGGGAACCCTGTATGCGAGCTCTGTTTTCGGCCTGTCCATACCGTCTTGTATTGGCTTGAAAAAGAAGGGGTAGTTAACTGATATCGGGACAACTTTGTCAGTAAACATCTTCTTTGCATCGGGTCCAGATTTCGAGAGTATACCAAAGCGTGCATCTGTAGATATTGTTGCTTGGTTAACTGTTTCCCCACTTGCCATAAATGAAAAACCTGACCGTCTATTTTTAAGGTAGCACATCCCGTAGCAGCGCGGGTCGGCTTTACAAGCTTCCCAGAATATGTAGAATAATCTGTTTGATTCCCTAAAGTCTGGCTGCCCAACGTCAATTTTGCTCCACTGCAAGTACATATAGTTAGTACCAGTAATGTAAGTAGCCAAGCCCTTATTATAGAACCAAAAGCCTTGTTCTCTTCTATTAAATTCTTCATCAATGTAATCATACCATTTTTCTTTAAAGTCCAAAGGGTATTCTTCCCAATCAAATACTGATTTGATTTTACTAAGTTCCTTCGGGTATTCAGTGTGCTTCCACCTGTCATCTTCAAATGTATGTACATTTTCAGCTTTTGGCAAAGCTATTTTTAAATCTTGTATTTCATAAATTTCACCTATTTCTCCGGTTTTACTTATAACAACCATATCGTGTTCTTGGTTGTAACCGTACTCCCATTTCTTATACCTATTAGTTCTTTTAAGAACTTTAGGTTTTATATGGTCTTGTAATACTTTATATAAAGTTTGCTCGTACATTATTTAGATCTCCCTTCTGCAAATCCTCTAAAAGACTTTTCTTCTTTTACTTCTACAGGTTTTTCGTTCAACAAGTTCTCTTCAGCTTCTATTCTATTCAATATTTCAAAAGCATCGAATATAGCTAGTTTTTTTGTAGCTGCAGCATTCTTTAATCTATCTGCTGATATATCGTCATCTGAATCAACAATAGCTTCTTTAGCCACCTTGATTAATTCCTCAACTGCTTTTTGCCCAGCTTGGATTATGTTCAACTTCGTTTCCTTGGTATTCATATTTAATTACGATATCATTAGATTTCATACAGTATAATCTTTTTCCGTCAATTAAAAACTCCCATTCCCCGTTTGGCGTATAACCAACTAAGTCTCCTGAGTTAATTCCTAGCGCATTTAAGGAGCTATTGTCATATTTCAATATACCAACAAGGCTTCTTTCTTTATCTAGCGTTAAAGACTCTGTATTTTTTATTGGTGAAACAAAACATCTGTCTCCAAAAGACCTCCATTTGTCACCTTTATTATATAAGTAAATTTGATCTATAGCACAAAAATGCCACTCATCTTTGAACCAAGATCTACTTTTCTTTTTTCTTCCCTTCATGTCGTAGAATAATCTAAACACGTTTTGGTGTATAACAATTATATCACCAACATCAATATCAGTATTAAAAGCCTGAGGTGTCTCTACCACTCTAGCTAGTCTATTAACAAACTTGAAATCTTCAATCTTTGTATTTACAACTAACTCCTTACCGGCTATTGTTATTTTATTACTGTATTTTTCACCTAATGGTTCTACTATAAAGTCATATAAAGCTTTCAATACTCTAAGTCATATTCAACGGATATTGCCATGTGAGAATTGAATTTCTTCCATGGCATTACCTCGTTGTTTTTCTTAATGTGAATATTGTAAGAGTTATCAGACTCGTCAAGAAGTATATGTGAGATCTCGTGACCTCCATAAACTTGTTGACCTACAGAATAATGCATAGCGTCATTCTTGTAGTCAGAACCAATACTTATTTTTCTTACAACTGAAGACATTCTAAGCTTTTGTTAGTTTAGAGTCTTTTTCTATCTCAGTGTATTCTCCAGTCGTTAGATCGATATCAACAGCTCCATACTCTTTTTCGAGTTCAGCTTTTAAATCTTCTACAACTTTATTAGCATCTGCTACTTTATGTAATAGACTATGCTTTTGAGATTCTAAAATACCTATTTGATTAACTATCGTCATTAATTCTTTTTGACCTTCGTTAATACTTTTTAATTGTTCTTCTGTAATTTTACTCATTTAATTTAATTTAATTGTTTATAATAATATATTTACACTTTTTTAACTGTAATTACCGTTTTATGCTTTTAACAACTCTATTTCAGCTTTTAACTCCTGTATTGCTTTGACTAAAATTGGTACTAGTTTACCGTAGCTCATTTCTAATTTTTCTACGTTTTCGCTATAAACTAATCGTAAAGTATCATTGTCTAATTCTTTAACTTCTTGAGCTATAAAACCAAAGTCTTTTTTACCTTTGTTTGCCGAGTAAAATTCCACATCTTTAGTAACGATATTTCCGTCATCATCAAGTGATGGCTCTCCATTTTCATCTAAAACATCTTGTTTTTTTATTTCTGCTCTATTATCCCAAACAAATTCTCTTGGTTGTAAGCTATTAATAAAATCTAATCCGTATTCTAAATCTTTTATATCTGATTTATCTCTCTCATCAGACAAAGAGGTTATCGTTGTTACAGCACATCTTAAAGTTGCTACATTTGAATCACCTAAAGTTATTTCGTTAGCAGCAGCAGCAGCAGATGGTTGTGAATTATAACCAATAAGCGTTACGTTACTACCAGTTGAAGTTGAGCCAGCTAGCTCGCCAATACAAGTTTTTTTACTTCCATTAAAATTATCTTTTCCAGCTTCTTTTCCAATAAAAACATTGTTAGTACCGCCTGCGTTGTTGTAACCAGCTCTATATCCTACGCCAATGTTAAAAGAAGCTTGGTTGTTTCTCATAGTTTCATAGCCAAGATAAGTACCGTAAACTGCGGTTGCAGTATAACCAGCTCTATATCCTACTGCAGTAGTATAGCTAGGTAAATAAGCAGATGACTGATATCCTACCGCTAATGAATTATTTTTAAAACCGCTAGACAAATACCCAGCTCTACATCCAAGTGTCGTGTTGAAATTACCAGAGAAATTACCTCCGCTCTCCGCACCAATACAAGTGTTGTAACCACCAGACGTGATACCATCTCCAGCATCGTGACCTAATAAAGTATTTCTACCTCCAGTTTGTATAGCGCTTCCTGCACCACTACCTATCACAACGTTATCTACTGGGTTACCACTTAATAAAGCTGGTATATCAATAAAATATGAAGATGTACCATCGATTAAAACGTCAGTTAAATCATTTAAACTAGAAGCTCCACCACCACCGCCTAAATTTGCAGGGTCAATACGAACGTTATCCGTTCCATTATATCCTACGACAAACTGTACATTTGCTGGATCCGTTTGTTCTTGAAATTGTGAAAATTTTAAATTTGCCATTTTTTATTTTTATTCTATTATTAAATAAGCTCCAGTTTCAGAAATAATGAAATCTCCATTTTCCGCTAATATTTCGAAAAAAGGGGTTGGATCTCCACTGTCACCAAAAGGTCCGTTGGGTATACCTATTCCAATACTTATTCCTAGTGCCATATTATTTTGCTGCTATAAGTTCCGCTACTGTTGTACCTGTCGCTAACACGTAGTCGACAGTCACTGGTAAAAATCCTCCAGTACCTAAACCTTTAAATGTTACTGCTTGCGCTGCTGTTGGTGGTGAATTTGATACGCTTACTCTAATTTTTGCGTTTCCGTCACCTCCAGATACCGTTACAATATCTCCTTGTTTATATCCAGATCCTGGTATTCCAAAACCCCCAGCAACAGTTATTGCACCACCCACAGCAGTAATATCTAATTCTGCTCCAGTTCCTAATCCACTCTCTGGATTTATAACAGGTACGTCAAACGCTGATACATATCCACTACCT